TATGATATAACCGGTATGTGCAGTAAGATAACCTGGACTGATAAGTTAAATGACGGAGCCGGTTACCTGGAATTCTCTTATATTTATGAAGGTATCCTGATTGAAAACGGAGCGCCGGTACGGCTGACTGATCACGACCAGTCTGTTGGGATATTTTATGGGATTGTATTCAAGGTAAGTATGGATGAAGACAAGGTGGTAAAGGTCAGGGCCTATGACCGGCTGCGTTATTGTAAAGCCAAAGACACGATTGTAATGGAGGGAGATACGCTGAATACGCTGGTTACTAAAATGTGCAGTTTCTTTCAGTTCCCGATTGGCGAAAATACAGGCAGCGGATATATACTTCCTGCCAATGTCCATACAGATAAGACCTGGCTGGATATTATTTACACCGGAATCTCGGATACCCTCTTGGGTACAGAACATTACTACTGTCTCAGAGATGAAAATGGCAGCATCAGCCTTCGTGATATGGCTGACCTGCAGCTGCCGCTTGTACTTGGAGATGGCAGTCTGGCATATAAATACAGTTATAGTGCTTCGATTGATGAAGAATTTTATAACCAGGTGAAACTGGTGTCTGCAAATGAAAAAACTGGAAAGGCAGATGTATACTTCCTGGCTGATTCTGATTCCGTTGAAAAGTATGGTTTACTGCAATATTATGATGTGCTTGATAATAATGTAGAGAATGCTAAAGCCAGGGATAAAGCAGAGAAGCTTTTACGGCTTTACAACCGGGAAGCTGAGACATTGAAATTTACCTGTATCGGAGATTTATCTGTCAGGGCAGGCTGCAGTATTTATGGAAGTGTGGCAGATATCAACCTTGCCAGGAGATTGATCGTAAAAAGTGTTTCACATATTTTTCTCCCTGTGTACACCATGGATGTGGAGGTAATGGCATGACAGACAAAATCAAGCAGATTATAGAGAATTATTTAAATAACCGGAAGCTTACATGTGTTGCTGCAGGGACCTATACCGGTGGAAAGGTGGTTTTGAGTGAAAAAGCCTATATCCCGGATGTGCTTCTTACCGGAAACCTGAAAAAAGAACTTCGGGAAGGTGATAAGGTGAAGCTGCTTAGAAATGATGGCGGACGGGAGTATTACCTGCTGGAAATCATCGGGGTACCGGTTATGCTTAGGAGGGAGGAAGGGTGAAAATTTCATTACAACCTATTGAATTTATGTCTGCTGAAGGCGGACAGGGGGTATAAGTTGAAAAAATGCATTTCAACCTATTGAATTTGAGTCCGCTGAAAGCGGAGATGGGGTATAAACATGAGAATATATGGATTGTCTGCAGACACAGAGGTGTCAGAAGAGAAGTATTACTCTAAAACTTATGCAATGAACAATAATCGGATAGAAGGCTATGTGGATAACAGGGCTGCCCTGGAGCAAGCCATATATAAGATACTGCAGACAGAGCAGTATGCTTATCCGGTCTATAGCTTTGCCTATGGTGTGCAGCTTTGTAAGCTGCCCGGCAGGGAAGCTCCCTATGTACACTCGGAGTTAAAGCGGATGATTAGGGAAGTGCTTCTTAGAGATAATCGTATCAATGAAGTATCAGGATTTGAGTTTGAATTTAAAGAAGACAACTGCAATTGTTCCTTTCTTGTGGAGAGCATATATGGAACAATTGCAGCAGGAATGGAGGTGGGCATGTATGTATGAAGACATGACATATGAGTATTTAATGGGTGCAATGCTTGATCGTGTAAAAAACGATGTTGACAAAAGAGAGGGAAGCATTATCTACGATGCGTTGGGGCCAACTGCATATTATCTGGCGGAAATGTATTTCCTTCTGGCTCACTACCCTGACCTCGTACTTCCGGATACATCGGCAGATGCTTATCTGGAACGTTTTGCAGAAGCCTTCGGCATTGTAAGAAAACAAGCCGTAAAGGCGGTCAGGAAGGTAACAGCATCGGCAGAAATAGAAACAGGAAGCAGGTGGCAGCTGCATGATAGCAGTTATCTCATAACGAATCGATTGGCGGAATTTGAGTATGAAGCCGAATGCGAGCAATATGGAAGTATAGGAAATCACTACTATGGTGTATTGGAATCAATCAATAATGGAGGCAAAGTTACGGCAGCACTTGAAGATGTACTTATTACAGGCGCTGAGGCAGAAAGCGATGATGCTTTAAGAACGCGTCTGCTTGCCAGGATGCAGAAGCCTTCTGCCAGCGGTAATATATATGACTATTACAACTGGGCAATGTCTGTCAATGGAGTTGGTGCGGCCAGAGTGTTTCCTTTGGCGGATGGTCCCGGAACTGTTAAAGTAGTCATTACAGGTGCAGATAAAGCGGCAGCAGATGAGGCACTGGTCAGAGAAACTGCAGATTATATTGAGACGGTAAGACCAATCGGCGCAGATGTTACAGTTGTATCTGCAGTAGAGAAGACAATAAACATCAATGTAAAGGTAAAACTGCAGGATGGTGTGTACCTGTCTGATGCCAGAGATGCCTTTGAGAAAAGTGTAGAGGAGTTCTTAAAAGATAAAATATTTGCGGTGAACTATATAAGCCTTGCCCGTATCGGGAATCTGCTTCTGGGTGTAGATGGAGTGGAAGACTACGCAGAACTAACGGTGAACGGGGAAGAGAATAATATAGCTGTCGCAGATGAAGAAGTGGCAGTGGCCGGAGCTGTTAGATTGGAGGTGTTGCTGTGAAGGTAAAGCAGTTTAATGAAAAGCTGAACAAGATACAGGGAAATGTATATACGATAGAGGAACCGGTGGTCTTGGTGAACGGGGTATATCAGGCAGCACTTAAGCATGATAATGTAAATGAGAAAACACTGGCAGTCTATACCGGAACCATGCTGACCGGCGATAGAATAACGACTTTTGACCTATCCACTCCCAGCCTTGCTCCATGGAAGAGGATCATTAGAATCTATGCATCTGTACCTATGGTATATATCAGCTATGAGGCAGATGGTGACACTGTGGAAGCTGAAGATGTGAATAATCTGCAGGAGGAGATAACCAGAACACAGGAAGCTCTGAATACAGAAATGGATAGGGCACAAGGAGCGGAAGCGGACCTTCAAGCTGCCATCAATGCTGAATCAGGCAGGGCTCAGTCAGCTGAAAGTGATTTGAAGAATATTATTGATGCAAATAAACCTGTCTGGGATGATAAGTATACCAGGAATGAGGTTGATAATAAGTTTTCTGTCCTGGAATCGGCTATTGATTGGAAGGAAACAGTTACAACCTTTACTGATATCAGTAAGACGTATCCGAATCCTGAAGATGGCTGGACCGTCAATGTTAAAGATACGGATTATACCTACCGTTACAGTGGTTCAGAGTGGGTGGTGATATCTGCTAATTCCATACCCAAGGCTACACAGGAGGTGGATGGGCTGCTCAGTAAGGAAGACAAAATCCTGTATGATGATACCAATAGCAAGAAGCACTTTCACAGCAATATAAGCATCCTGGATTCCATCACGCAGGCACTGCTGAGCGCCTGGAACTCAGCAGTCACTCATATATCGGATACGGTCAGGCATATCACGGCGGCGGAACGGAATAACTGGAATACTGCAGTAACGAAGTTGTCAGATATTGCAGAGTGGGCTCAGGATATAGACACGGATACCAAAAATACGGCCGGCTCAACAAATTCTACTTCAAAGCTTTTCTTGATCGGAGCAGCATCCCAGGAGGCGAATCCGCAGACCTATTCCCGAAGTGTGGTGTATATAGGCACGGATGGCTGCTTATACAGTAACGGGACTAAGGTCAGCGTGGAAGGTCATACCCATGAATATGTCAAGAAAGCCCCTACGTGGGGCGAATTAATGGGGGTGTAAACTATGTACGGACAATCACAATACAGCGTGCATAAATATGCTGCTGAAGACATTTCAGGAAGAGGTCAGGAAGAATACTATATTAATCTCACACGGTTGGTGCCCGAATTTATCTGGCGCAAGATTGAGATGTATGAAATCTATAAAACCCAGGGATATGAGGCGGGTTATCTGCAGCACTGCCTGGAAGATATGATGGACCAATGTTTTCTCACTACTGCAACATGGGGACTATCCCGCTGGGAGCAGGTGCTTGCCATAGAGACCAACTTATCCCTTACTTATGAGCAGCGCAGGGAAATCCTGTTGGCACAGATAAGAGGGCATGGAATAGCAACGAAAGAAATGATTAAAGAAACTGCAGCGGTATTTTCCGGCGGCGATACAGATATCATTGAAGATAACCCGAACAGCCTTTTTATTGTGCGGTTTATTGGCATCAAGGGCATACCAAGGAACATGAAGGCGTTTATTAACATGCTGGAAGAAATAAAACCGGCTCATCTGGTTTATCGATTTGAATACCGGTATACGGTATGGGAAGAGTTACTGCCATATACCTGGGGCGATCTAAGCGATATGACATGGGATAATTTAAGAATATTAAAGGAGGCGTAAATATGTTAACAACAAGTAATTATGGATTAAAGAAACCGGAAAGCACAGATCCGGTAAGTATAAACGATTTTAATGATAATGCGGATACGATAGACACCGCATTGGCTAAAAAGCTTGAATCAACAAGCAAGGCCGGTGATATGACGACAGAGTTTTCTCAAGCATCCAACAGGACGAATCTGATATCAGGAGAAGCAATTAAAACATCTCTTGGAAAAATCATGAAGTATTTTACTGATTTGAAGGGTGCAGCATTTGCAGCTATAGCAAATAATCTGACCACAACGACTGCGGGAAGCGTTTTGGATGCCACGCAGGGAAAGGCGCTTGATGGCAAAATCACTGACCTAAGCGGTGAAATAGACGATGTAAACACTAATCTACAGACGAAGGTTAATGGTGCATTGTCCTCTATTGCATCACTAAACACCGATTTAGCCACCGTAAGCAGCAGTATAAATGGATTTAAGAACATTGTAATAACCACAACAGGCGGTAATGCATCTATGTCAGATCAGATACATGCTAAATGGCATGAGATACCAAATTCTAAGGGCGGTGTATATGTCAGTAATGGCCAAACATTATTGTCAGGGACATATATTAAGTATGACAATTATACTGGCTCAATGACGTTAACCGATGCTCAAGGTAATATTGTTGTATGGCGCATAGCAAGTGGTGTTCATAGTATTAATAATGTTACAACATGGACAATGACAGGGAGCTTAAAAACAGGTTCTGGAAGTGTATCTGTTCCAGTGGGTGCAAAAGAACTATGTATTAAAGTTAATATTACATTAGATATCATACTGACCTTACACATACCTGTTGCATTTCTCCAAGCAACCACCCAGCATTACAGGTCTGGATATTATCAAAACGGAACTAATGGCGGCATGGCAAGTTTTGCATGTTCGACATCAACTATCACTCTTAGTAACGCTTATTTAAATGCTACTGCCGTTACATCAACTACCGACTGGGTTGTATATTACAGATAAATAGCTATTTAGTCCCTATATAAGAGTCTTACCCAAACACTTACCGCAGATGTTTGTACATTTGTTATAATCACAGCAATCTGGCTGCTACCAACAATGGCTGCTGTTGGGAGGGTAGCATATGCAATATCATTATATATAACTGATACACCATACATTTTTCCGTGGTCTATACCTGGCGTTACAGTACCAAGCTTGGTATTAGCTGCTATTGGTACATTATAGTCCTTATACTTAAGCATAGCGGTATTTATAGCTGCTAAATCGGTGTTTAGTGATTCATGGCTTTATATTTTCTTCCGTGGTAATATATTTTTAAATACACACAGGAGGAAGACATGAATAAGAAAGAGCAAATTATCAATCAAATACTGCAAAAAATGC